TTAAATGTACTGCAAGGTTCTAATACTCATCAATATTCTCATTGGTATGATCAAGTTAAAGATTTTGACTTTGGTGGATGGTGTGTAGGTGGTCCTCAAAAGCTTGTAGATTTCTTTTATGCATTAGCAGTAATGTTAAAGAATCGAGAGTTTGAAAAGAAGCGTAACGGATATATTCACTTGTTAGGTATTTCTAAGATTAGTGATTTTTATTTGTTAAGTACTTTACAGAATAACTTTAATAAGCATTTTGATAGCCGAATACAAGTATCAACCGATAGTTCGTCGCCAGGTCAATACCCAGTATATGGAACGTATTTGCATTCACCTCAGCTGAGTAAAATGACGTTTAGTCATTTGTATTTCCCGAAAGGTGATAATCTTCCATATCGAGCTGATGATAAAGTTCCTAATCCATTCGGTCATCCTATCAATATGACATTCGGTGAAGTTGCTAAATATGACGGAGATTGTACATTGAAAATGGTTTTGAATAATGTATTTGCATTTAACAAGACTATTGATATGGTTAATGAGTTATGTGATGCTCACCTAGAGTTGTTAGAAACAATTGTGCCATCTGACTTCTATCAGATACTTAAGAGTATGAATGAGATGTTTGAAGATCCAGATGCTGCAATGTTTATCTATGAAAAATATCGTCATTACTATATGAACTACGGTGGTACTCATGTAACATCGACAAATGAAAATACATTTAATAAATTCTTTGAAACAGTATAATATGAAAAAAACAGATCTTTTAAATTTTATTAGTCGTTATCATTTAGCAGGTGCGACTACTTCAGTGAAGTGGAACGGTAAGTCAGGTACAACCGAAACTAAATTTATTACAGATGACCAGAATGTAATTGGTTCTATATCTGCCAATAATATTGATTTAGGTGAAAATGAATTAGGCGTATATGCTACACCTCAACTAGTAAAAATGTTAACAGCGGTAGCTGAAGATTTAGACGTAGTTGTTAATGAAACTAATGGAGCAGCAGTTAATATTAACATTTCGGATAAGGATGTTGATATGACATTTATGTTAGCTGATATGTCAGTTATACGTCAAGTGCCTGAATTGAAACAACTTCCGGATTGGAATGCAGAGATTGCAATTGATAAGGATTTTGTTAATCGCTTTATCAAAGCAAAAAATGCATTGCCTGAATCAGAAAACTTCGGAGTAGATTGTAAGGATGGTAAAGTACAATTCATTATGAATTATTCATCTATCAATACTAACCGTATCAAATTCGATATTCAGTGTGATGCAAATGGATGTAAAGATATGAATACTGTATGTTTCTCTAGTAACTTGTTTAAAGAGATTTTGCAAGCTAACCGAGATGCAGATACAGGTAAATTGGAAGTATCGGCAGCAGGTTTAGCTCGAGTATCATTTTCATCTCAGACATATACAGCTACTTATTATTTAGTACAATTGCAAACTGCATAATATGAAAGTACGATTTAAAAAGTTATCAGAAAAGGCTATTACTCCTAGTTATGCTAAGCCTGGCGATGCTGGATTAGATATAACGGCTGTTACATATTTAACAGACCCTAAGAATGATACAATTAATTATCATACGGGATTGGCTATTGAAATACCGGAAGGCTATGTGGGATTATTATTTCCGCGTAGTTCTGTATATAAAACAGAGTTATCATTATCTAATTGTGTAGGTGTAATTGATTCCGGATATCGCGGAGAAATTGTTTTCAAGTATCGTATGCCTAAGAATACATTCTTTGCTTCAGTACGAAGATTTGAAGAAGGTGATCGTGTAGGTCAATTAATTATACTGCCATATCCTAAAATTGATATGGAAGAGGTAGCAGAATTGTCTGATACGGAAAGAGGTGAAGGTGGTTTTGGTAGTTCAGGTAAATAAAATAAGTTATGTTTAATACACAAGAAAATACATTATGGGTCGAAAAGTTTAGGCCCTCGACATTAGATGGATATGTTGGCAATGAGCATATTATCGAAAAAGTAAAACTATACTTAGAGAATGGAGATGTTCCTCATTTGCTATTTTACGGAGGAGCCGGCACGGGTAAAACGACATTGGCAAAGATCATTGCAAATAATGTAGATGCAGATGTAATGTACATTAATGCCTCAGACGAAAACAATATTGAAACAGTACGTACAAAGATCAAAAACTTTGCTAGTACGGTAGGATTTCGTAGATGGAAGATTTGTATATTAGATGAAGCGGATTACATGACCCCGAATGGTCAAGCTGCACTACGTAACCTTATGGAAACGTTTAGTAAGACAACAAGATTTATTCTTACATGTAACTATGTAGAAAAGATTATTGACCCAATTCAAAGTCGATGTCAAACATTTGCAATTGAACCACCTAGTAAAGCTGAAGTAGCTAAACGTATAGTGTCAATATTATCTGAATCAAATATTCAATTCGATAAAAAAGATTTAGTTACTGTAGTTAATTCTGGATATCCAGATATCCGTAGAATACTAAATTCTTGTCAGCGTCAGGTTATTGACGGATCTTTAAAGATTGATAGTGCTAGCTTAATACAAGCTAACTACATGACTAAGATCATTGAAATATTGAATTCAGAGAATTCTAAGAAAGATGCTTTTCAAAATATACGTCAATTGATTGCCGATAGCAAAGTTAGAGATTTTACGGCCTTGTATAAGTTTTTATTTGATGAGATAGATAATTATGCAAAAGGCCATGTTGCTAGTGTGATTCTAATATTGGCAGAAGCACAATATCAGGACAGCTTTGCAATAGATAAAGAGTTACATGTCATGTCAATGATGGTTAAATTAATTAACGAGTTAAAATAAAAAGAACAAAAAAAGAGTTATGGCAAAACAAGTTTATTTCAATTCAGAAAGCCGTGATGGCTTGAAGCGTGGTATTGATACGCTAGCTAATGCAGTTAAAGTGACATTAGGTCCTAAGGGTCGAAACGTAGTAATCGATAAGCCTGGACTATCTCCTATCGTAACTAAGGATGGAGTGTCTGTGGCAAAAGAAATCGAATTGAAAGACCCAATCGAAAACATCGGAGCTCAAATTGTAAAAGAGGTTGCTAGCAAAACGGCAGATATTGCAGGCGATGGTACAACAACAGCTACAGTGTTAGCTCAATCGATTATGACATCTGGTATTAAAAATGTTACGGCAGGTGCTAATCCTATTGACTTGAAGCGTGGTATGGATAAGGCAGTTGAAGCTATTGTAGCCGAACTAGATACTATCTCATCTAAGATTGGTAATGACTATGAAAAGATTCGTCAGGTAGCATCTATATCGGCTAATAATGATGATACTATTGGTACATTGATTGCAGATGCAATGCAACAGGTAGGTATCGAAGGAGTTATTACTGTTGAAGAAGCTAAAGGTATCGAGACAGAACTTAAGACTGTTGAAGGTATGCAATTTGATAGAGGCTACATTTCCCCTTATTTTGTTACGGATAATGCTAAAATGGAAGCCAATTATGAAACTCCGTATATTCTAATCTTTGATAAGAAAATCAGCCATGTAAAACAGTTCTTGCCAATATTGGAAAAGGTTGTACAGACAGGTAAGCCATTAGTTATTATCGCAGAAGATGTAGAAGGCGATGTGTTAGGTACATTGGTATTGAATCGTGTACGTGCCGGAGTGAAAGTAGTAGCAGTAAAGGCTCCAGGATTCGGGGAGAAGCGTAAGCAGATGTTGGAAGATATTGCAATCTTAACAGGTGGTACTCTTATTTCGGAAGAATTGGGACGTACATTAGAAGAGGCTACTATCGATGATTTAGGTATTGCTGAAAAGATCATTGTAGCAAAAGATACTACTACAATTGTAAATGGTTACGGTGCTAGTGAAGATATCAATGCACGTATTGAAACTATTAAGAATCAAATTGAAGGTAGTACGTCTGATTATGAACGTGAGAAGCTTCAAGAACGTTTAGCTAAGATGGTAGGTGGAGTAGCTGTATTGTATATCGGAGCAGCTACAGAGGTAGAAATGAAAGAGAAGAAAGACCGCGTTGATGATGCACTTAGCGCAACGAGGGCAGCAGTAGAAGAAGGAATTGTACCGGGCGGCGGTGTAGCATTGATTCGCGCAGCGCATGTATTAGATAATTTGAAACTTACCAATGAGGACGAATCTATCGGAGTGCAGATAATTAAAAAGTGTACAGAGGAACCGCTTCGTACGATTTGTTACAATGCAGGAGTAGATGCTTCGGTAATTATACGAGATATTAAAAGTAATACAGATACTGGATATGGTTATAATGCTCGTACAGAACAGTTTGAGAACTTGTTGGATTCAGGAGTTATCGATCCTACCAAAGTAACTCGAGTAGCTCTTCAGCATGCAGCTTCAGTAGCATCGATGGTATTAATGACAGAATGTGCTGTTATTAACATTCCAGAAGAAAAGAAGCCAGCGATGCCGCAATATGATATGTAATTTAAAGTAAAGGAACTATATTATGGCTAAGAAAGACATTGTTAAGATGAATCCAAATGCAGGGCAATCTAAGTTGCGAGCAGAAGATTTAGCTAACATTGAATGCGAAAATTGTGGAGGACGATTCTTTAGACAAGTACATGCATTTAAACGAATCCCTCAACTTCTTTCCCAATCAGGTAAAGAAGAAATTGTACCTATTCCAACATTTCGTTGTGATGACTGCGGTCACATTAACGAAGAATTTATGCCTTTATGAGTACTAAACCGGCTACCATATTCGATCACTTATCCCATATAACGGAGAAAAAAACTCCGTGGGATAAGTTGTCGGAGGCAGATCAAAAGTCTTTTAGTCCATATCTTATTAACCGTTGGTTGAGTATGAATATGGATCTAATTGAGATAGTCGATATGTTTCAACAGTATACGATAGGAGAATTAGATCGTAAACATGTTTATCAGTTATATCAAGAACTATTACCTAAACGTAAAATGTATAACAAATACATTAAGGCAAAAGATTCTGATAAGTACAATAAAGAACTCTTAGAGTTTGTAGCTAAACATTATCAAGTATCAATACGAGAAGCTACTGAGTATGTAGCAATGTTGTTAGCTATAGATAAAGAGTTAGTTATAGATATATTACGTAAATACGGTAAAACTGATAAAGAAATAAAAAGCTTAATGAAATGAGTATAATAAAAGAATCAGTTAATCATCCTCAGCACTACGGCGGAGCTACTAGTACATATGAAGCTATAAAAGTTATTGAAGCATGGGCCCTAGACTTTTGCTTAGGTAATGTAGTTAAATATGTATCTAGAGCTGGTAAAAAAGATTCGGCTACTGAGTTAGAAGATCTTAAAAAAGCTGCTTGGTATCTAAATAGACGTATTGAACATTTATCAAAATAAATTTGGATCTTTGAGATGTAGCACTTATATTAAAGTATGGATAAATTTATTAAGTATGCTATACGAGAACCTAAAGAGGGTGAACGTAAAATATCTTATTCACAATTCTCAATGTATGCAACCTGCCCTAAGCAATGGGAGTTAGCATATATAAAAGGCCTCCGTACTTTTTCTCAAAGTATACATACATTGTTTGGTACGGCATTGCACGAAACATTGCAATTATATCTTACCACAATGTATACAGAGACAGCTAAGAAAGCGGATGGATTAGATGTACGTGCTATTCTCAAAGAAAAGATGTCAACGGGCTATAAAGATGCTTATGAACAAATGGGTAAACATTTTTCTCATAAGGCTGAACTTAATGAATTTTATGAAGACGGTATTGCAATATTGGATTATATTCGTAAGAATAGAGGTAAATATTTTTCTGCTAAGAATGAAGAGTTGGTTGGGATAGAAGTCCCTATCTATCATCCAGTATCATCTAAGCATGCTAATGTTTACATGATGGGATACTTAGATGTTGTTATACGAGATAAGCGTACAGGTCGTATCAAAATTATTGATATCAAAACTAGTACAATGGGATGGAACAAGTATCAAAAGGCAGATAAAGTAAAAGCATCTCAATTGGTATTGTATAAACAATATTATGCAGAACAGTTCGGAGTAGATGTAGAACATATCGATATAGTTTATTTTATAGTTAAACGTAAGTTGATTGACGGTGCAATGTTTCCTCAGAAACGTGTACAAGAATTTAAGCCGGCGAGCGGTAAGCCTACTAGAAATAAATTGATAAACGAAATTTCAAACTTTGTAGGTTCTAGTTTTAATGATGAAGGTCAGTATAATACAACACGAGAATATCCTGCCATTGCTGGTAAGAATTATAAAAATTGCAAGTATTGTGATTTTGCTGAGGATGATGAACTATGCCCATTAAAAAATAGAATTAAAAGCTAATGAGAATGAAATGTGCGATTATTGGTTCGAGAGAGTATGAAAACGTACGTAAAATAAAAGATTTACTAACGGACCTAAAAAAACGACATGGCGATGAGTTAGTAATTATTTCAGGGGGTTGTCCGGAAGGAGCTGATAAATATGCCAAGAAGTATGCATTAGAGTTTGGAATTAAGTATAAAGAATTTAATCCTGCACATACTCCTAGAAATTTACATAGTGCAATGTCAGATGGTTATTATAATAAGCCTTATCACGTATCTCAATTTCATCATAGAAATTTATTGATAGCGCGAGATTGTGATGTTATGATAGCATTAATACCTAAAGGAGTTGATGCTAAAGGCAGTGAAAGTGCTATAAATGCAGCAAAACGTCTTAACAAAAAAGTGGTTGTGTTGACGTAGAAGCATATTTATATTAAATAAAAAGAACGGTTACGGAGTTATTAATGCAAAAGTTACAGTTACCAAAGCTTAGGAAGATAGATCCTAACAAGCCTAAGAAAAAGAAAATTTTATTGCTATCAGATGACCTGAGAATGCATTCTGGTATAGCAACAATGTCACGAGAGATTGTACTTAATTCATGTCGAGAGTTTGATTGGGTACAGTTAGGAGCAGCAATACAACATCCAGATGTCGGTAAAATTATCGATATTAGCGCTGAACTAGTAAAAGATACGGGTGTAGAAGATGCATCATGTAAAATATATCCTTATAACGGATATGGAGATGCACGGATATTGCGAGAAATAATGTTTTTAGAAAAGCCTGATGCAATTCTGCACTTTACAGATCCTCGCTTTTGGGGATGGCTATATCAAATAGAACATGAGATTCGTCAAGAGATTCCATTAATGTATTATAACATTTGGGATGATCTTCCTTATCCGTATTGGAATGAGCCATTTTATGAATCGTGTGATCTGTTAATGAACATTTCACGTCAAACACAGAACATCGTAAAGAATGTATTGCAACGTAATCCTAAAGAAGATTGGGCAGTACAGTGGGTACCTCATGGTATTAATGAAAAACACTTCTTCCCGATCGACCCGTCAATGCCCGAATGGAATGACTATA